TCTTACTGATTATAAACATACATTTAAAAGTAGTATATTTAACATAGCCCCACCTATACCTGAAGATGTAGTTTTACCTGAAGTAACCATACCTTATAAACTTGCTAGTGTTCCAAGATGGATATTTGATAGAGGTTTTAATAAACCGACTATGCGTAAATGGGATTGTGGTATAACTCCATCTAATGGGTTAGTAATACCTATTAAGGATAAAGACTTTAGAACAGTTGGATGGATTACTAGACAAGAAAAAATGATACCTAAGTATTTATATTCTAAAGGATTGAAAAAATCACACGTATTATTCGGTCAAACTTATATTAAACCTTGTGATGCAGTGTGCGTGACAGAAGGTACATTAGATACCATGTGGTTAGATCAATTAGGATTCCCATCTGTAGCGTTACTTGGAATGAGTATGTCTAATAAACAACGAGATCTATTATTGACATTACCCACTAAAGAAATTATACTGTGTTTAGACAATGATGAAGCGGGGCAAATAGGAAAAGAAAGAGCTTTAAAATTATTGGGGAATAAAATTAAAGTTTCATATACAAATATCCCTAAAGAATATAAAGATGTTCAAGATATCAAATCTTATGATATACTTAAGAATGTAATTGATAATAAAAAATACTGGTAAAGGAGGACACATGTCAGGAATCAGTATGATCCAAAATAATATAACTAGTAAAGAAACTAGGTCTGCTCAATCTTCAGAAGCTAATGGTAAAGAAGTTTGGTTAAAAGATGGAGATCAAGTTTTTATGAAATCTATGGCTACAGGTGAAGAAGGCGATATACATATGGAAGAATTTTATGTATACGAGTTTCAAGCAGGCATTGATAAGGGTTGGACAAGCGTATTAGTAGAAAATGGAGAACCCGTTAGCCCTGTACCAAGTGAGGCAATGGTTTATGAAGATGGGAGAAAAAAAGCTCCTAGACATAAGTTTGCACTTTGGGGATATGTAACTGAAATATTGCATACAGAACAGAGAGTAGATTCGTGGGAAGAAATTACTAGCCCATCAGGTTCAAAAATGTATAAAGAAACAGTGAATGACTTTAAAGTTCTTACACTGTCTTTCGGAGCACAGAATAGTAATTGGAATCAGTTCGTAGATATATACGAAGATAATGGTTCATTAGATAAGAATGTGATGAGAGTAAGAAGAAGAGGCTCTAGTTTAGACACTACTTATACAATCACTTCTACATCAGGAGCTCTGCAGTTACCTGAAGATAAACAAGCAGAGTTAAAGAATTTAACCCCAATTAAAGAGTATCTAAGTCAGAGATATGGTGCTGTTGATACAACATCTTCTGATAATGTACCATCAGATGCCGTGAGCGTTGATGACGATGACGACTCTTTATTCTAAGGTAACAACCTCCATAAATGCAGACTCTCCGTTAGATAAACTTTCGGAGAGTTCGCATAATATACCTATGATAGTAACCCCCGACACATTTACACAAACATTAAATAAATTACCTAGAGTATCAGAGTGGATTATTGATGTAGAGACTAACGGATTTAATCCTTATGATATGCATCAGATATGTGGTATTGGTTTAGCTAATATAGATACTACGGATGTTTATTACTTTCCTTTTAGACATCAATCAGAAGAGCCTAATTTATCACAAGAGCATTTAAAACAGTTAGTTAACTTTATAAATGATACTTGTAAAACACTTATAGGTTACAACGTAAAGTTTGATGCTAAGTTTTTACATAATGAGGGTATAAATATTGAAGCTATGGATTTAGTAGACGTGCTTGTCATGGTAAGAATGACAGAGCCGACTACGATTAACAGACTTAGTTTAACAGATACTTTGATAAGAAGTTATGGAGAAGAAGCTGGGGCGTATGATTTAGAAACTAAAAAGATTCTAAAAAAGAATAAATGGTTTAGAGACTTTTCTTTAGCACCCCCATCTGTTTTAGGACCATATTGTATAGATGACGTTAAATGGACACGCAAAGTATATGAAGATAGGTTAAGAAAACTAGAACTTAGTAAACAACTAGATCTATTTACATTTCAAACTAAGCTTACAAAGACTCTTTACATGATGGAAAGACGTGGTGTAATTATAGATAATAGTTATGCAAAACAAGCTTATGATAAAATATTAGTTAGAATAGATATTTTAAAGAATAGGATATATGACTTAGTGGGGCATGAGTTTAATATTAGTAGCACTAAACAATTAGGGGAAACATTTAATGCTATGGGTATACACTCTCCGTTACGCACTGCAAAAGGTGCGGAAGCGTGGAATGAAGAAGCTCTTGTAAGATTAAACTCCCCACTAGCAGGATTAGTAAGACAATATAGAGCGTTAGAAAAGATAAGGTCTACATACATAGAACCTTATTTAGAATTGCCTGTGCTTCATACTAGTTTTAACAATTGGGGAACAGTAACAGGTAGGCTATCATCTAGCACTCCTAACTTACAGAATATACCTAGAGACACAGTTTATATTGAGGATAGACAACTATCTGAATCTGATAAAGCAGATGTTCGCGATAGGGTTGCTGCAATTGTATCTAGTAAGGGTGGTAATGCAAATACAGAATTAACTGATGATGTATTAGATACATGGAGTTTTTTAGGTGGAGATAAGTTTAATGTCAATGATGGCAGGCAAATCGCTATAAGAAATCTGTTTATACCTAGAGATGATTACAAAATGATAGCGTATGATTACTCTCAGATGGAAGTTAGAGTATTTATGAGTTATGTAAATAACGAAGAGATGAATGAATTGATGAAACAGGATGATGTGGACTTTCATGGAGAAGCTGCAAAGATAGCTTTTAATATTACAGAAGATGATACTCAATTTAAGTTTTTTAGACAATTAGCTAAGTCAATTACTTTTGGAGTTATATATGGTATTGGTAAAGATAAATTAGCGTTACAGTTAAATACTACTCCTGATGAAGCTGCTCAGTATAAAAATACATATTTACAAAACATGAAAGGATCTAGAAAATTCTTTAACGCTGTTATTAAAAAAATAAAAACAGATGGTAGAGTTAGAAATAAGTATGGTAGAGTATATAGAGTGCCTAGTGAATTTGGATACAAAGGTGTTAACTACTTGATTCAAGGTACTAGTGCAGATATAATGAGTGAACGTATGGTTGCTGTGGCAGAATACCTAAAGGATAAGAAGAGTAATCTATTACTGCAAGTACACGATGAGATTATCTGTGAAGTGCATAAAGACGAAGTAGATGAAGTAGCCCCTGAGATAAGACGATTAATGAAAGAAAACACGTTGAATATTCCTTTAGAGGTGGATATGGAAGTATGTGATCCTTCATGGGCAATAAAAAAAGATTTTGACGACATAAATAAATTTAATTTAGAAGAACACATAGATTGGGACTAATGAAAGTAACAGCAAAGAAAAACGAAACATTTGAAAAACTATTAAGACGTTTTAAAAAACAACTACAAAAAGATGATACTCTCGCTACATACAGGGAAAAACAAGAGTTTGTACCTAAAAGCGTAAAGAAACAACAACAAAAAGCTAATAAGCTAAGAAAGAGTAGGGAAAAAGATGTCTAGTAAAGATGTATTCCATTGCGAAGAAAATGATGATGAAGTTATATACTACGATGGACTTAAAGAAGCTTTTATAGGTTTAGGACATCAACAGTTTAATGGACCTTATGCTGTATACGATAGAGAAAAAGCAATAGAAATAATTGCTAGGGACTTTTATAACGAAAAAAAGAAAGAATACGAGTTTGAAAAAATGAACGCGGAAGAAAAACTTAAAGTTGTACAGGATGTAGGGGATGAAGCATACATGGAAGCAGTTGAATATTTTGAATATAACACTGAAGGAGCGTGGATGGGAGATAGAACTCCTATATTTGTAATTATGAAAGACTTATTAACACCAATAGAACCTATAGAGGAGGACTAAATGGCAGCAGGATGGGAAAACCCAAAAGCCCCTTATGATTTTACACAGGGGATGTGGGACGATTATAATAAAAATTATTCAAACTTATCATGGGAAGAATATCTACAGTTAACAAAGTGGGGTATAAAAAACTTGGTAGATAAAACACCGAATAAACCTGAACAAGAAAATAAAAAGTATAGTTTTACAGAATCATATAATAAAGAAGTTGATGCAGAAGATATACTAACAATAGATACTGATGATATTACAATACCCGGTTTAAGTGATGAAGAAGATGTAAATAAAAATACAGATATAGACCCTGTGCATTATCATTTTGAGATAGAACCCTTTGATTACATACACGATAATCAGATGAATTTTGCAGAGGGGAATGTGGTAAAATATATAACAAGGTGGAGATACAAAGATGGTATCAAAGACTTATATAAAGCAAAGCAATACATAGATATGTTGATAGCAAAGGAGCTAATAAATGACTCCGAGTAAACCAGTGCGAAAAAATGATGGTAATACTGTAGGGAGATATTTTCCAGACGACAATCGTTTTGTTAGAGACTTAAACCATAAAAGACATATTTTTAGAGGAACTAACTCATCAACTTTTGATGAAAATGTAATAGAACATTTAGAAGCATATGTAGATTACTATGGAAATATTTTAGAAGAATTAATTATGATAAATGATTATAAAGACAAGCCTTTTAATCATTTGATAACTTATAAAACATTTTTAGAATGCACAGATAATAAAAAAAATTTATTTTTTCATCATGGAGAAAATAAAAGTAAGTATAAACAATATGAAATACCCATAAAAAATATGGTAAAGGAGATGAAAAGTGGCAAAAGTAGGACTTAAATTAGGATTTACATTTAGAGTAGGTCCATTAGAAACTAACCAGTACGCAAGAATGGACATGGAAATACATGATCTTGATACTGAACTACCAATAGATGAACAATTAGA